GCGCGCGCGGCGAGCGAGGGGCCGGCACTGAGCAGTGCCTGCACCTCATGCTGACCGTGGCCGGTCGATGCGAGGAGCTTCTCGTCCAGATCCTGCGGCTTGCTGGTCCGGAAGCTCTTACCGTTGATTGTGATCATACGGGTGTTCCTTATGAGAGGGGCGGAGCCGCGCGCTTACTGGAGCGCGTCGACGGTCGGCTGCGCGGCCGGCTGCAGCGTCAGCGGCGACTTGACGCTTGCGCCCTGGTCGAAGCCGGAGCTGTCGATCGAGGTGAACATCGAGCATTCGAACACGATGTCGCCGGTCGCGAACGGCTTCTTGCGGATCTGGTAAACCTCGGCGGCGTTCGACTTGTCGAGCGTCTCAATTCGGGTGTAGCCGTTGGCGTCAGGCAGATCGGGCGTCAGATCCTGCTTGATCGTCAGAGTGCGCAAGCCCGGCGCCTGGGTGTCGACACCTTCCTGGTCCTTGGTCGCGTTCGACGAGAACGCCTTGCCGCGATCGATGCTGAGATTGCCCTGACCGGCGGGCTGGTTGAACGTGCCGGCCGTCGTCGACTGGACGAACAAGCGGTAATCACTGCCGAGTTTCTTCGCCATGGTGGTTCTCCTGTGAATGCGCGCGGGCGAGGCGCGGCGGGTAAGTTACGGGTGAAGGGGGGTGCTACGGCGCGATCGCGAGCACGGTGAAACTGGTGATGCCGCTGTAGGTCGAGCCGTCTTCGCTCAGCACGGCGTCATCGTCCTCGAACTCGAACGCGAGGAGCCAGCCGTCCTGCTGAAGGTTCTGGCCGTCGAGTGCTGCCTCGATCTGCTCCTGCAGGGCGAGCAACGGGGCGCGTTCTTCCGCCTCGACGATCGTCACGATCGAGATCGTCACCCGCCTATCGTCATCGGCGTCCTTCGTCGGCAGTCTGCTGCTCTTGAGGTCGCCGATGATCACCAGCGGGGTCGGCGCGTTCTCCGGGGCGTCCTGATAAACGGTCGCGCCGGTGACGCCGTTGTTCAGCGCCAGGAATGCCGCGGCTTCGACCATCGCTTTCGCTTTACTCATCGGGTCCTCCAGCAATGAGCCTGAGCGAGCGGGTCAGAATGCCGCGCAAGTTGGCGTTGAGCGTGCTGCGAAGCTCCGGGAAGCGGCCGGTGATGAAGCGTTTGCCCTGCCTGTAGGCGACCTTCATCGGGTAGCGCCTGGTCAAGCCGATGCCCGCCTTGCCGGTGGGGTTTGACCGCCGCCGTTGCACCTGCACCGTCTGCGCCCGCCGCCCGAGGTCCTGAATGCGGCCATAGAACAGGTTCTGCTTGCCGCGCCGGCCGCCGAGCAATCCGACCTGAAGGCGCAAGGATCTTGGCAGCACCTTGCTGTCGATCCCTGCGCGCAGGGCGCCACTCTTGCGCGGTGCTTTTGCCTGCATCGCCTGCTTGATCTGGCGGCCGGTTACGCTCAGTTCCACCACGATTTCACCCCGGACCGCATCAGGGGTGCGCCGCAGAAGCCGCTTGAACCGACCGATGCCGCGGAGCTTTGAGCGTGCCATCAGCCGAGCGCCCCGCTCTCGCAGGTCATCACGTTCGACTGGCCGTCGGTGGAGGGCGGGGCAGCCTTGATGTCGAGCACCATGCCCTGCCACAGAAGCCGATGCTTGGGGGTCAGCCCCTGCCGCTTGCGGATCGTGACGCGGTAGATCTGGGTCGCCCGTTCAACGCCGAGGCTGAGAGCCTCCCCGCCGCGCATCGCATAGACCTCTGCTGGCACGTTGGCGGCGACGTCGCGCCATGCGGCTTCCCCGTCAGGGGTCTTGCGACCGCCGCGACCGTTGTCGACCGTGTTCGGTTCCTGGATCGTGACCTTGTGCTTCAAGCGGCTGGCCAGACCGAGCGGTTGCACCATCAGCAAACCCACTTTCGGATCGGGTTGAGCAGGAAGGTCACGGTCATCGGAAGCTCGGAGCTTTGCGATCCGACTGCGACGGGCTCGCGCTTGTCGAACCAGTGCCCGACGAGCAGCAGGATCGCGATCTTGATCACGTCGTTGTCGGGGTCTTCCGTCGTGATATCGACCGGCCGTTGCAGTTCGTTGCGAACGGCGCGCGTGGCAGCGAGGACTAACAGCTTGAGGTAAGTGTCCTCGGAGTCGTCGGTCCGCTCCAGCCGGACCTGAGCGCGCACTTCCTCGATTGCCAGCCCACGCTCGACCGCGGCCGCTGCCAGATTGCCGTACCGAACAAGGACCTCCTCGTCGGTGACGTCGGCACCTGCGCCGGTGATGACCCGCATCTCGTCGATAGTCATCGAGCCTATTCCTTGTTCAGGTCGCGGCCGTCGCGACCCTTCTTGACCGCCAGGCGCCAGCCGGAGTTCGTGCCCTCGGGCTTCTCGCCGGTCGCGCGCTGCGCGATCCACAGTGAGCCGCCGAACGTGACCGCGTCGCCATGCTCGTAGGCGGTGCCTTCCTTGAACACTCCGCGGTCGAGCACGATTGGGAAGGGGACCTGGAAGGCATATTCCTTCTCGCCCTTGGCGAAGACGAACTTCACGGTGCGACCGTCCGGCAGCAGCTCGACCGTCATGTCTTCGGGTCCGGTACCGTCGAGGCCGTCCTTGCCGTCGACCCGCCCGAGATCGACCATCTTGCCGTCGCTGAGCGTCAGCACCAGCGACCCGCTGCGGTCGATCACCGCGCCAGCAGCCCCCACGCCATCTTTGGCGGGCGGGATCGCCGCGACGGCGTCGGCCACGGATCTGGCAACCTCGCCGCGGATCAGCGGGGCCACGTCGTCGACCGTAACGCTCTTGCCGGGGGCAGGGGGTGGCAAGGCGGCGACCGCTTGGTCGACGAGTGCCTTGACGACTGCGGGGTCGGCGTCCTTGCCGTCACGCGGCTTCGGCAGGTCAATCGCCGCAACGGCATTGGCGACCAACGATCGGACGAGCTCGGGATCGGCATCCCGCCCGGGTTGCGCGGGCGGCAATGCGTCGACCGCGGACTGCACGAGAGCGCGGATTTGCTCGATCTCGACATCCTTACCGTCCTTGCCAGCCGGGATCTCGATCGAGGCGATCGCCTCAGCGACCAGCGACTGGATGAGCGCCGGATCCGCGTCTTTGCCTGCCTGCGCTGGGGGCAGGTCCGCCACGGCAGCGAGGACCAACGCGCGGACCTCGGCCATATCGACGTCCTTGCCGTCCAGACCAGGCTGGGGGGCTGGGATTTCGATTGTCGCGACCGCGCGGTCGATCATCGCCGCTAGTTCGTCGATGTCGACATCCTTACCGTCTTTGCCTGGCTCCGGCCTCCGAGCCTCCAACTGCGCGATGCGCTCGATAAGCGGTGCCGTTGCGCGCTCGAGCATAGCCGGGACGAGATCGCGGACGACCGCCGCGGTGGCTTGGGCAAGCGCCTTCACGTCAATCATTCAGCGCCTCCCGGAACTCTTTTTCGAATAGCGCGATCGTCGCGCGCGCCTGCTGCTCCGCGGCAGGATTGTCGTTGGCGGGTGCGGCCGGGGCAGCCGCACTGGTAGTGGAGCCGCTGCTGGCGAACGGATCGTCGCTGGCGTCGCGTTTCGCCAATGCCTCAAGGCTATAGTTTTGCTGCTGGAGGTACGGCGTGTCGCCGCCCTCGACCGGCCCGAGATCGAGACGGCGCCGCGCCTCGTTGATTTTCTTGATGCCAGCCTTGGCCACAGAAGAGGTGCGGTATCCCTCAGCAACGAACGGCTTAACATCCGGTTTATATGCCCGCGCCCGTTGCCTGTTGATGTGTCTTGCACATGCGTGAAACAACGAGCCAATCGGGGACTACCTGAATGTTTGTGAGCGGCACGCACGGTTCAACCCCACCTCCAGTGAACGTCCAACCCAATCGTCAATTCGGCCCCAAAGCTTGTCGGAACAAGTCACACGGCACAGTATACATAGCGAGCGCCGTCTGTAAAGGGCAGAATTTCCACGTTCTACCGCAATATCCACCAATACCGTGACCTCATGCCAAGTAGCGACTGGAGCGCTGTGGTGGCACGGTCGTCATGAAACACATCGCAGCCCCAAATTGCACTGAATGGGGTCTGTAGCGAAGATGTCTAGGCCTCGAGTGGGAAAGTATATACAAACGCTCATGCGCCAGGGAGATCGTTTGCCGTTCTATTCTTGAGGTCCTCATCAGTCTCGAATTAGCATTGATTGCATTGTCGAGTACTACTTACATTCTTCTCTAATTTTTTACCCATGCGATACTCTTGGCGAACGCCAAAGAACACAGCAATTCCGACATTACCTAGCATACTTACCTTTTTTCCCGCCGGCGAAGATCAGAGATCGTCGCAACAGATTGCGAGAGAATCAGCTGACGATCGGATTGGTGAGGGCCTCGAGATAGTCCCTATTGAACGGTCCAATACTTCTTGCGGCAAGACTGTTTCTCCAGATACCGAAGAGAAGGAAGTCCTTTCGACGAAACTCGCTCTTCGGGAGAATTCTGTAAAGCCGCTGCCTCCACTACCAAAAACCGCATGGCTGTTGCTGGCAAAAGCCAAATGGTACAAACAGCCGGTTAGACGGCGTGTGTTATTTCTACTGGGTGTATGTGGATCTTGATACACTATTACTTGAGCTCTGAAGCTAATCTAAAATTGGTTTTCAGGTGCAATTGGGCATATTGCTGATCATTGGACTGAGCCTCCTATCCGTGAAAGCACATCTCATGAAAAGGTAAATTCTATTTTAATCTCAACTGGTGCGTGAGCTAAACATTCCCGAAGAGATGGTAACGAACACCACACCGACCCAGTGGTTACTACGAATTCTAAAAAGGTCACACCGATACCAGACGGATCGTTCACGCTAAGCCTTGGTTACCCCCGCCAACAGAGCGTCAATTGTCTATCCAAAAATGAGGAGTCCGTATCATGGACCTGCACTTCAGGAGTAGCACTCAGCATCGAAATCCAGTCTCAAGAAAACTCATCAAGACAACAACATCTTTCCATCCAATCCAGCCGCCTCACAGACCAAAATCTCTACGGAGAACAATCCTTCTCCATAAACCAAGCATCACTCGCTCCAATCCAAGACTCTACCCCCTCCGAACACGCAGCCTCCCATCTCTTCCTTGCCTCCTACGACCGAACCATCCTCCTCCCCGAATCTCAACTATCTTTCCTCAACCCACCCACCCCCTCAGAATCCCC